GAGCTTATTTATATGATAAGGGTGACGGTGGATTATATCAGAGTCATTACGCATAAGAGGATTTATGAAAAGATATATAAGATTTTTCAAAGAGAACATAACTCTTAAACAAGCATTGGAAGTTTTTAATATAGATACAGTTCCTTCAGAAGAGGAACTTAAAACTATGTATAAGAAATTAGCTATACAGAATCATCCAGATAAGGGTGGAAGTGTAGAAAAAATGAAGAGCATCAACCAAGCATATGATGTTCTTAAAGTAAGTAAGGGAGGTTATTCATCTAGTTCTAGCAATTATGACTGGAATGAGATAAATGCTAAGTGGAAAGCTATAAATGAAAGACATTTTGAAAACATGAATAAAATGTTTGAAGAGTCTTATAATGAAAAAACAGTTATAGATTATTTACAGCAATTTACTACAGATCCTTTAACGATAAAAACAGAAGCTCCTGATAAGAGTAAAATACATAAAAATACTTGGACATCATACATGTTTTGGGTAGATGCGACTATTACTATTAAAAACTCAGACAACACTACCTATTTTGTATTGCAGTATTCTTTTAGACCCGTAGATTCCAAAGGTGGCTTGGGGAGTGACGACATAGATGAAATGGATGTTTTATACTCAGTAGATGTTACCACTTCAGTATATCATGACCATAAGAAATATAAGATGGGTCAGAGAGATTATTCATGGAAGAGAGGACGTAAAGCTCTTATAGAGATTGACCAAGTATTCCCAAAAGTTAAAATGCAAAAAGTATTTTCAGGAGAAAAGAAAGGTGTGTTTAAGAAGTCTGATATGTTGTTAGGACTTAAAAGGGAATTGGGAGCTACTATAAGTGATGATAAACATATCTATATTTATCCATTTGGAAAAGGGGAATATAAATATGTTCCAACAAATTGCTATATCTATTTAATGCGTTCTGTAATGACTTTTGGCAGAAAGGATAAGTATGTTTCTTATGATTTATATAACTTCTACGCACTTCATCCAGATACTCAAAAAATGCATCCATTCAATTTATTCATAGAAGGTGTTGATAGACATTTGAAAGAAACACCTGAAGACTTGAAGAAACTTGTAGATATAGTGAATGAGTTCAAGAAGGAAGTAGTAGCTAAAGGTTTAGAAACTGAAAAACCTATGAAAGACTCTATTGCAGAATTCGATATTTTATCCAAAATTCTTAAAAAATATTTACCTAAAAAGGACTAATTAAATTATTTTGAGAATATAGACTAATAATGTAAATAGAGGAATATTTAATGCAACCCTATAAAAGAAAATTTGGTAAAAATGTTAAGATAGCCGATGTGATGTAAAACAACAAATTAAAGAGGAATATAAATGGACACATACAAATTTAAATATGAGCATGAACTTAGAAAAGAAGAAAATGATAAGAAACATGCCAAGATGCAAGAAGCAATTGATGCTAAAAAAGCTAACACTTCGTTCAAAGAATTCACATTGTCAGTACCTACTATCATAGATACTCCCGGTGCAATTGCAAACATTATGAGTCTTATAGCAAAGAACAAGTCATTTAGTATAACAAGTGAAATGGTAAATGCTGCTATTCTTACAGGTATTGATCAAATGGCTGAACAAGATAGTAATGAGAATCCTGAACGTGCAGAATCTCTTAAACTTCGGTATAAGAAACTGTTGATTATGGCATTACGTAATTCATTCTAATAGGTCATTCAATGAAACCTTATACAAGAAAATTTAACGAAACTACTAATCCTCCTCCAGAATGGGATGTACTCATACACAATTTAGATAATTTTAAAATTAGAATTTCTTACCGGGGTGATTCAGAATTTTATGATAACTTCGCTATACTGGCGATAGATGGTGTGGGGAAAGAGAGAGAACCTATATCCTCTTGGGTACAAGTATTAGAGTTTATCGAAAAATTTTTACGCACGGAATACAAAGACTATAAATACTATTGTGTGAATCATAATACAGGTGTTAGAATAGACATTAAAAAAGGTATCTAAATGAATCAGACAAGATATAAATTTTTAGAAGCTAAGGCAAAAGAAAAGGGTAAACTTCTTTTAATAGAAGAATACTATGTTCTTTCAGATCCTTCAAAAATTACTTTGTATGATAAACCAAAATTAGTGGAATCTAATGGTAAAAATTTTGAAGCTCGTGGAGTAATGTACGGAGTACCCTTAGCTCGATATGATGAAATCAATGCAAATGGTCGTGTATACCCTAAAGCTATTGGACAGTTGATGTATGATAAGAAACTAGTTGAAGGTTCTGACTGTTTAGGTGATCATGCAGAAGATGATGGAAGCGTATTTGATACAGTAGGTGTTTGGCATAATTTTAGAATGGGTGAAAATATTGGTTATGCTGATCTTTATTGTATTGGTGAAGGTGGACAGTTGATGCTTGAAAAAGCAAAAGCTGGTGGAAAATGTGGGTATTCAACTGTAGCATTTGGGTCATTGATGGAAGATAATTCTACTGTAGATCCTAATACATTTGAATTAGATGAAAACCACACAGCGGATTGGGTTCGTAATCCATCAGCTAAAGTATTTGGTACATTCGATCATTTAACCCAAGTTACAGAATCAGATAAGTCTGCAACACTTTTAAAAGAAAGTGATACTAATAGAAATATAGTAAAAATTACAGAAGAAAATTCTAAAGAATTAAATATGAGGAATGAAGGTATGGATAAAATCCAAGAAGCTAACCTTAGAAATCAAATTAGGGTAGCGATAAAAGAAGCAAAATCTAAAACTTCTTTCAAGGAAGGAATTGAAGAACTTAAAGATGTTCTTACAATTGTCCCTGAAGAACTTGCAGATCAGAAGTCAAAAATTGAGGAAGCGATTGTAGAGTTAACTGAAAAACTCAATAGTCAGCTTTCTGATGCTCATAAACTTGTAGAATCTAAAGAAGCATCTTATACAGAGCTTAAAGCTAAGTATGATACTCTTGATTCTGCTATGGCTTCATTGAAAGAAGAACACAACCGTGTTATTTCTATCATGGATAAAGCTGGTCTCAAAGAAGATGTTGATGCTGTTAAATTACAGGAATCAATAGCTTTAAAAGAAAAAGAAATTGCAACACTGAAAGCAGATATGACTGCTATGAAAGAAGATATGGACATTCTTCTTAAAGAAGAAGTTGCTAATCGTGATAAAGATATTAAGATTTTTATCAAAGAACGTGCAGATATGGAAGCTGATCTTAAAATTTATGAAGCAACAGAAGCTAAGTTGAAAGCTGATTGTGCTAAACTTGCCTCTTCATTGAAAGAATCCAATGCTAAACTTGCAAAACTTATTAAGAAAATGAAAGAAGAAGGTGACGATATTAACGGATTTGATTCCATTCTGGACACGGGTGATATCGAACTTGATTTCCCCGTAACTGATGAAGATATGTCTCCTGAAGATATCGATTGGGATGATGCAGAATATGATCCTCAGACAGATGCACTTTCTGTAGAACAGGATAGTTCTGAACTTGATCTTGTAGATGGTGGAATCCCCGGTTTATCAGAAGCTGAAGAAGATGACGAAAAGGAAGATGATGAAGAGGAAGACGATACCAAAAAAGTAGAAGAAGAAACTGAAGAAGAAAAGAAAGACGATGAGAAAAAGGACGACGAAGCTGAGAAGAAAGATGATGAAAAGAAAGAAGAATCAAAAGGTAAAATTAAAGTAAAACGTAAAGAAGTTTTTGAACACTATAAAAAAGCTGTAAAGAAAACTCCTATGTTGAAAGATTTTGCACGTCAGATTCTGGAATCAGATAGTCTTCCCCAAGCAATTCGTGTAATCAATCGTATTCAGGAACAGACTTCTAGAAAGAATGAAATGGTTGCATTGAAAGAAAGTGGAGTTAAAGTTCATAAGATTGAACCCTACACTTTCAAGTTTGGTGGCAATTACTAAGATTAAATAGATAATACAATACAGTTAATTTTCAAACCTCATATAGAAATGTATGAGGTTTTTTATTGGTTAAAATAATGATATATACTTTTAAATGCTACTACTACTAATATATTACAATATAGGACAATTCGAAAGTTCTATTAAAACTGAACTTATAAAGAAGTTCAATAACATGATAGGATATATTTAATTTAGAAGGATGGAAACAAAATTTCCTGTTTTAATTTCAAAACAAATAAAATCTAATTTTTACAAAACAGGTAAAAAACATGTCTCAAGTACAAAAACATGGGAGAATGTCTGAAGCACAAGCAAAATCCGAGTTCGGAGCTTGGATGTCTAAGCGTACCCAGATCTTAGAAAGTGGTGTTGACAAATGGTCTCGTAATCCAATTGGTGGAGTTGATCTCGCTAAATTGTATGAAAAGAACAAATCAAAAGCTTATTCAGTAGCTGCTGCTGTAAGTAATCAGGAACGTGAACTTCACCGTCTCTCAGAGGCTCAGGTCTCTACAGCGTTCGGAACGGCTCTCCGTCCTGAACATCTTTTAAAAGCAATCTATATAGGAACTGCTCAGGCTAAACGTGGTGAATTCGCAACTGAATTCCCTCTTACATCTACTGATGATGTTATGATGTTCATTTATATGAATCGTGCCGCTACACTTCGTGGTGGAGTTGCAAATGATCGTATCTATGAAGTACAGGCTCCTTACTACCCTTCAGAACAACAGGCTCCAACTACTTTTGGAACAGGTAATAACTCTACGACTCAGTTCTCTTTTGGTCCGTTATCTCCTCTTCCTCTTGTTCCTCTTTGGACTCGTATTCTTGTTGATGGCGCAATTGCTGGTACAGATAATGGTTCAGGTGTTTTCATTAACATCCCCGGAACTACTACTCTGAACACTGCTTCTACTAACACTGTTGATTACAATGCTGGTACTGGTACTGTTACATTTGCCACTGCTCCTGCAACTGGTGCTGTTATCGCAATTATGTGGAACTGGTCTTCTGAGAACAGTGCAAACTTTAGCTCACTTGCTGAGATTAACATTGAACTCCGTAAGGAACGATTCAATGCACGTCCTATGCCAGTTGGTTACAACTATTCAATGATGACTCAGTTGATGCTTGATACTGACAACATTGGAAACGCTCGTGAAATGTTGATGAGAGGAGTTGGTGATGCACATGCAATGGCAATGGACGAACGTGCTATTCAGTACATGCGTCAGATTGCTCTTACTAACTCTCAAGCTACTTTCAATACTGACTTTGCCGCTAATGGTGAAATCTCTCGTAAATCTTGGGCACAGAACATTCTCCAAGCAATTGGAAACGTCTCTGCACAGATCACGAATGAAGTTGAACGTGGACAGGTAAACAACATTGTTGGTGGTCCTCTTGCAGTTAACTATCTCAGACTCCATGAACTGTGGACTGAAGATACTTCTGATATGGGATTATCAGGAACTCGTAAAATTGGTTCTCTTGCAGGTATCAATGTATTCCAGACTCCTTCACAGGCAGCTGGTGTTATTGGTAACTCTGAATTACTTCTGTCTTACAAGAACCCTGTTGAAGGAATGGATGTTGGAGCGGTATTTGCCAATCTTACAGAAATTTCTGCAGAACTTGTATATCCTCAGATGTATACACAAGGATACAGAGCTTATGTTGGCGACCAGAAAGTTATTACTCGTAACTTCGTTCGTCTCATGCAGTTGACGAATTTGACACAAAACATCGGTTAGTCAAATTTAACTTAAAAATTTCGATCCTCAGTAGAAATACTGAGGATTTTTTTTATTCATTCAGTCGATAATAAATATTAAAATTAGAAAAATGTTCTGCAACACTAGAATCTTTACATACTGAATCTAGTATAGATTTCCATGGTTCAATTTCCCTCATATTAAGAGAGAAAACACATTCAGGAGTTTTATTTATTTTCATCAACGAAGATACAATTGAGTCCACTACACTAAAAGGAAGATACTCAACCTCGCTAAAAAACCTACGTTCCCCAATAGAGCAGAAATTAGCTGGTAAAATAGCTTTTTTATCTATAAACCCGTGAGGGTAATTACTTGTAACTTCAACCTCTACACTTAAATCTTTTAAAAGATCATCAAAATAGTATTTAAATGTTTCTGTAGTTAATTGAACAAAGTATGGTATTCGAATAACTTTGTTAATCTCTGATTTCACTTCCCATGTTGCATCTTTATAGGAGTCTCTTATAAATACTTCTGATTGTGTATAATGCTGATATCCATCAAATTCAATAAGATATTTATTATTTATAGTAATATCTCCTCGATATCTTTCAATTTTAACATTTGTTTTCATATCAAATGATACAGATTTGCTAATTTCAGAAAAGATAGTTATTAACTTCTGCTCAGTAAGATATCCTTCATACGATACTTTAATTATTTTCATTGGTTTCTCCTATAAAAGCATATAATAATATATTGGTAAAAATGTAAACAACAAAATTTAATAAATGCAAATAAAAGTATATTTAAATTTTAATATTCATATCACTTTAATTTTTTTCTTATAAAATTAAAATTTAAGTTTACTTTATTATTATATTGTAGTATATTTAATTACACAAAGATTCTCGATATTTTAATAATATCGAAATTAACAAAAAGGAGAAAGATTATGAAACAGAAAAGAAATTACCATGGGAAAGCAATGACCGTAGCTATTGGGGGAATCCCTAGAGTAGAACATAATAAGCTGATCAAGTTCAAGAAAGAAGTTCTAACTCCTAGCGGATTATCTATGGGTGTTTACATGCAAGGAGTTATCAGAGCTATTAATGCTGATCCAAACAAGTTTATGAGATTTGTGAAGAAACATTAAACCAACACTCTGGAAAATCCTCTGTATTTGCACAAAGTACAGAGGATTTTCTATTTTAATTATAATATATAAACGCAATAATACTTATATATTTTCTTAAAATTTTTCATAAATATTGTAAAAAGTTGTTTACTTTTTTATTGTAGGACTTATAGTGGTCTTATTAAATAATTAAGGAGATATTCAAATGAATATGCAGGAACTCAACAAAAGTCTTCATCAAGCAAAAAGAACTGAATCAACTCTGAAAGTTCATGAAGATTACACAGCACTTCTGGTTGAGGAAGGATTGGACAAGATTTCAGCTTCTAAGAAAGCTTACAACATGATTATCAATGGTCTACTTAACAAAGAGATTAAAAGAAATATGAATCGTCACAACAAGCCACGACTTGAATTTAGAGAAGAACGGGAGGTTTTATGCTAATAGAAATTGGTAAAACATATATCAATCGACAAGGACATAAGATAGTTCTAATGAAAGAATATGTGCAAGGTCAATACCCTTTTGAAGATATCCATCATGTAAGATATGATCGGCAAGGAAGAGAACAAAGTTCTAGAATGCTTGATCTTGTTTCAGAAGTAGTAGATAAAAAGTAATTTCTCCACCCTACCATACACCTCTTTTACCCTTGGTAAGACTAATATCTTACTAAGGGTTTTTTATGAGTTTGGATAATGAAGTTGCAGTAATACAACAGAAAACAATTACAGAAAAATATAATGAGTTAACACAAGAACAACGTAAACAATTATATGATTTATTTTTTGATCCTTCAATAGAAGAAGCTTTAAGAAAAAATATTGAAAATATAATTTTTTATAAAATTCCTCCCACACCAGAAGAGTTTCTAGATCCGATAAATGGATGGGTTCCTAAAGATACTCCGGAAACTATGTACCAATTCGTCAGAGATGAATTCTGTGCTATTCTACATAAAAAAGATTTCAAACAAATCATAGTAGAGTACGGAGCTACGCGAATCGGCAAGTGTGAGGGAGAGGATACTCCCATACTTATGTATGATTTATCTGTTAAAAAAATCCAAGATATTAAAGTAGGTGATCTTTTAATGGGTGATGATTCTACTCCCAGAAAAGTACTTCATTTGTATCAAGGATATGGGGATTTATACAAAGTAACCCAGAATAAAGCAGATGATTATATTGTTAATGAAAATCACGTTCTTACTTTACAATACACGAATAAGGGTAATAGAAAGGAAAGAAAAAATAATCCCGATAAAAATAATGGAAAAATTGTGGATATCCCTATCAAAGATTATCTTAAATTAAGTAAAACTAAAAAACATCTTTTAAAGGGAATAAAAGCTAAATTAGATTTTAAATATCAGGAAGTAAAAATTGATCCTTATTTTCTGGGCTTATGGTTGGGAGATGGGTCCCATGATACTACATCCATTACAAATATTGATAAAGAAATTATAGACTACATTTATAATTACGCAACCACATTAAACCTCAGAGTAAGCGAAACTATAAATCCAAAAAGGACTAAATCATATCGAATATGTGGTAATAGCATAGGTAAGAAACTTACTGAAAGTAACAACTCATTATTATGGCATCTTAAAGAAACATATTCATTGATTCGCAACAAACATATCCCAATAGAGTATTTAAGAAACTCTGAGGAAATAAGATTAAGTCTTTTGGCAGGGTTAATAGATTCAGACGGGTATATATCCACCGATCAATGTGTGATTTCAATTACCCAAAAAAGAGAAGATCTTACGAAAAATATTGTTTTTCTATGTAGGTCTCTGGGGTTTAGGGCAAATTATACTAAAATAAAAAAATCAATTAAATCAAGAAATTTCACGAGAGAATACTATTCGATCTGTATAACAGGGGATCTCCATAGAATTCCAAATAAATTATCCAGAAAAAAAGTAGTAAAAACTACCTCAAGGATTAACCCGCTCAGAACAGGAATTAAAGTTGATTTCTATAAAAAAGGAAACTTTTATGGATTTGAATTAAGCGGGAATCATAGGTACTTACATTCAGATTTAACAATAACCCATAACACACACATGGTTGTGCATTTAATCATGTATACTATAGTTTACTTTCATCATTTGCGTGAACCTGCTCTCTATTACGGAAAAAGCTCTTTATCCGATTTAGCTATTTATATAATTTCTTTCAACTACGATAAAGTGCATGAGCTTTACCTAAACCCTTTATTCAAAATTATGGATAGAAGTCCTAAATTTATTATGGTTAAATTTAAGGACATGGTGGTTAAAAAGCAGGAAGAAGTAGGAAGAGACTTTGTAGTTTACAGTAAAGCAGCTACCACCGGTGAACTTACCTTAGCATCTAATTTACAATTACAAACAGGTAATGATGATGCTCTTGCGTTTGTAGGTGCTAACATTGTCCAAGCATATGTTTCAGAGATTTCTTTTTGGTTAGAGTATGGTGGAGCTACTGAAGAGAGAATTTATCGATTATATACTGACTTAAGAGGTCGTATCAAAGCTACAGTTGGTAGTCAATATCTTTCCTATCTATTCCTAGACTCATCTGCAAATACGATAGATTCAATGATTGAAAAACATATGACTACAGAATTGATTGATAGACCATATGTTCATTTTTCTTGGAAGTCTAGATGGGAAGCTGTTCCTAAAGATGCTCCTAAGTGGTTAGCCACTGGACAAACATTCAAAGTTATTACTGGAGCAGGATCTATTCCGGCTAAGATAGTTACTACTGTAAAAGATTTAGAAGGTGTACCTTCAGATTTAATAGTAGATGTTCCAATAGATTATTATGATGAGTTAAAAGATAACTTACTCAAAAATATAAAAGATATTTTAGGAAAACCTACTATTAGGGAAAACAAGTTTATAACTGATACTACAATAATTGATAAAATGTTTAATGATAACTTTTATAATGTTGAAGGAAGTTTAGTAGCTAACTCTTCCGATTTACCTGAGAAGTTGCTGTGGAATCAGATAAAGGATAAGCTATTTCATAATCCTTCAACTGGTGGGTATAAATTAAAAAGAGCACCGAATGAACCTAGATTTGTAGGACTTGACTTGAGTTTTTCAGCTTCAGGTGATGCTCTTGGGATAAGTATAATTCATAAAGAATTTGACTTAGTAAAAAAAGAGACAGCTTATATAGTCGATATCTCCTGTGTTGTTTCAACTACTGATAGAAGTATCAACTTAGAAGCTGTGGCTTATTTTATTGTAGATCTTATGCAATTAGGTGGTATGTTTATTCATACAGTTTATACAGACACGTTTCAATCAGAAAGTACTAAACAATTCCTTGAAAGACACAATATCAACGTAATTAAACAATCAGTAGATAAAGACATTTCTCCCTATATGCTTATACTTACTCTTTTAAGTAATGAACTCATAGTTACTGGTAGGAACATATTTTTGAAAAACAACCTTAACTGTTTAATGATAACAAAAGATAAGGGGGGAAAAGAGAAGATAGATCATCCAAAAGGTACTGTAAATAATAAGTATAATGGAGATTATGAGAATTCTACTTGTGGTACTTTTGCTAAAGACTGCTCAGATAGTCTGGCACAAGCTATCTATGGTGCCTATTCTACGGATACAATGCCTCATACAAATTATGAATCTGAAAATAAACGTGTAAATTTAAGTAAGGTTCTTACGCCAAATGACATGGTGGATATCTACAAAACACTTCATAAATTTTACTAGTTTCTTAACTAATAACTCAAAGAACAATCTACCATAGGTACTTCATGCAACCATATAAGAGAAAGTTTAGAGATGATACTAGTGCTATTTACATTATTTATCATACAAAAGATAAGACAGCGTTTAGTGGATTGAAAAATCGTTTGTGAAAGACCCAATTTATATATCATTTTTTGGGAAAGAACAAGAAGCTTGTGATTGTGCTTCAGAATTTAAAGTTGAGATAGATGGACATTATATTCAAGTAAGAAAATATTAAGGTAATTTAAGTGGATACAATAATCAATTTAGCAGTTCAAGGAAATAACAATCTGTCATCTGATATTTTTACAAATACATTTACACCTACTGCAAAACTTGAATGGCAGGGAGTGATTTCTGGGGTTAATGGTTTTGTTTCTTTACCTGTACCGACCACTTCAATTAGTTTCCCGTCTTATTTAATTGGGTATGCTCAAGGATCTTATAAAGTCCAGTTAAATGATAATCAAACAGTTTCTGGCGTCAATACATATAAAGCTTCTGGTGTATTATATGTTCAATTAGATCCTAATTATTCAAGATATATTACTAGTATTTCGGTAGGAACTGACTCAGTAACTGGTCTTCCAATTCAATTATCGATTTTAACGGTATAATCATGTTATCAAATTTATCTGAAACATTGATAAACATAAAATCTTTCTGTATAACCTTATTTGCAGGTATCGTGATCGGTGTGGTTGGAACATCTATGTTCGTATATCATTTTTCAAAACCTGTAGAGGATAATTCGAAAGAGCAAATAGTTACGAAACAAATATCGGGAGCACCTATCTCAAATTCTAATTATTCTTTTAAAGGAAGAACTATTACTTTTGATACTCATGCCGATGGTCAAGGTGAAGCTCAAACTACTATTCCAAAAGATAAAATTCCAGAAGTATATAACTGGAATCATAAAACGAATATTATTCAAGGTGGCATATATGCTACTTATAATACGAATAAATTACAACTTATATATGAACTCAACTATTTCAAACGATGGGAGTCATTCTCTGTAGGTGGTGGATTTATTTTCGGTAATCAACTTTTTGGAGTAGGTGTATCAGGACAATTTATGTTCTGATACTCAACAGGTATATGAAAAATAAAAGAGTTACTATTTTAGCTGCAGATATTAACGCTGGTACATTGATTACTATTGATCCATCAATGCCTTGGGATATTAAAAATTCTATAGGTGTAATAGATCATCAAACACTGTATCCTATCTCATTGCAAATTATAAATGATTGTGGGGCTGGGGTAGAGTTTAATATTATCAATAGTATTATAGATTATGCTGATTACCAAATAGCGGCTTCTATCCCAGCCACGGTAAATGACTTTTATGCTTTTCAAAAAGTTCCTAATGGTGGCTTGATTCATACAGATTATACCAAAATTCCTAGATGCTATAAATTTTTAATTAGAGGATATGAAGTAGGAGCTACAAAAGATTTAGCTATTGAATTTATTGGATATACTAAAGGTTAATAATGGGTACACAATTAGAAATTCCGGGTAAGGGTGGGGGAGGTGGTTCTGGCGTTGTTGTTGTTGGTGGTATTACCGCTCTAACAGGTGATGTTCTTGCAAGTGGCACCGGCAGTGTCTCCTCTTTAATAAATAATAAAGCGGTAAAGTTTTCTAACATTGTTGATGTACCAACCCAAACTTTTCTTGGTAGAAATTCAACAGGCTCAGGCATTGTCGAAAATTTAACTATACCTACCGCAAAAACAATGCTTGGTGTTGATGTTCTACAAAATAGATTATCTCGTATTCGGTCTACTGGACTTATCACTGGTGGAGAATTATCAATAAATGGAAGCGATACTACAAAAATAGATATTGCTGAGGGTGCTGGACTTGTAGTAGATAATCATACAGATCCTTTAAATCCTGTTGTTACAGAAGTATCATGGTCAGCAATGATTGGAGTTACTGATCCATATATTGCAACAGACACTTCATCTTATATATCAATTAATTCTGCTGGTGCTTTACATTGGTGGGGAGATGACGCTTATACAGATGAGGATAGACGTGACTACATTATATTAGGTTGGACAAGTCATGTTGATCACATTGAAGTAGATACTGCATACTCTGAACCTCAATGGTGTTTAGGCATATATGAACAGTTAGAAGATTTTCTTGACAACTTTGGTTCTTTTAATATAACAGGAAATGATTTCTCTGCTTATTCTGGATTGACTATACAAAGAACAGAAGGAAAAACTTTTGACAATTCAACTAATTATGCTAATACAAAAAAATCTCCAAATATTATAATATCTGGGGCAGAAACCTCATGCCCTATATATTATTATTACAGAACTGGCATTGACACTTGGAAGAACGATTTACCTGGAGTAGCAAACATAAATCCAAATAAATATGATAATGGTACAGGATTATCTGATGTTCCATCTGGATATTGGACTATTCAAGTTATTACCTACTATGCTCCAACAAATGCAGTTGATGTCCAGTATGGTCAATCAATATATGGTTCTTATGCTGAAGCTCGTTCTGGGTTAGGTGATGTTGTTGATATCAATCCTTATAATTTAGCAGATACATTCCGGACATGGTTACTTGTTAGACAAGGTGCTGCTGATTTGGCAAACCATGCTGATGCAGATTTCGTTTCTGCAGGAAGACTTGGCCTTATCACATCTGCTGTAGGTGGGGGAAGTGGTGGAGAAGTAAACACAGCTTCAAATATAGGAGCATCAGGTCAAGGATTGTTTGAAGGAAAAATTGGAGTAGATCTTCAATTTAGAAACATAGATGCAGGATCTACAAAACTGACAGTTATTCAAAATGCAACACAACATACAGTTGAACTGGATGTGGATTCTTATCTCAAATCGATCACCCAAAATTTAAGTTCAGTAGATTCCCCAAATTTTGCTGGAATGACTTTATCCGGTATGTCTGGAATTGTTAAAGCAACAGGTGGAGTTCTTTCAGGGGGTACGGTAGATGGGAAAGAGTTATCTTTAACTACAAGAGTGATAACTACAAACGATTCAATTTCCACAGCAGATTTTTTACTAATTGTTACTGGCACATATTCTGTTTCGCTTCCTACAGCTATTGGTGCTCAAGGAAGAATGTATATGATTAAAAGTATAAGTGGAACAACAACACTGACTACAGCACTAAGCCAAACTATAGATGGAAGTACTTCATTATCTATACGTCAATGGGAATGCTATAATATTGTAAGTGATGGATCTAATTGGGTAATAATATAAAATGAGTTTTAAAATAAATATAGATGGTATTGTTGCAGGAACAGGAACAGTTTCAAAAGGAACAGTCTCTTTTTCAAATTCAAATGGAATATCTTTTGGATTAAATGGATCAACAATCACTGCTTCATATACAGTCCCCACACAATCACAACAACCTATGTACTTTAGTGCATCGGGAACTTCAACATCTGGGAATACAATTCAATTTGGAAATAGTAATGGAGTTTCTTTCAGCTTAAGTAATGGCAGTGTTGTAGGAAGTGTAGCTACAACATATTTAGCTTCCAATGCTTCTTCTAATTACCGACATACAAGTGCTGACACTCAACTTCAGTTTACTTCTGCGTCCAGTAATTTTTTGGGAACAGGTGCTACTCAAAGTTTTAGATTTACATCTGCTGACACTCAACTTTTATTTACATCAGTATCAAGTAATCTTATGGCTACTACCGAACGTGGTAACTATTTCTATACATCGAATAATACTTTCGCTAACTCTACTCATAGCCACGGTAACCCCACACTCGCTTTGACCAATATTACAGGCACAACAGCAAGTGCTTCAAACGGATTCACAATTTCATTGAGTGCTGCTGCTGCTGGTGGGGGTGGAGCAGACGGATATAATATTCTAGCTGCTGGAACTCAAACTGCTGGAACTGCCACAACAGTTGTATTTGCTAACTCAAATGGAATTTCATTTGGGATGTCTAACAATTCCCAGATTACTGCGTCTTATACTGTTCCTAATGTCCCAGCACAAACCATACAGACACAAAACTCTGTTCAAGTTTTAGGAAGTTCTGGTAATATATCATTTGCTAACGGAAACAATGTTACTTTCGGAGCAAATGGTTCTACTATAACAGCATCAGCTTCATACCCTACTCAAACAGTTCAACCAATGTACTTCAGTGTTTCTAATAGTAACACAAGCTCAGGTACAATAGTATTTGGAAATTCAAATGGTGTGTCATTCAGTTTGAGTAATGGATCAATAGTGGCAACAGTTGCTACATCTTATCTTGCAAGTAACGCATCGAGTAATTATGTTCAAACCGCGAATAGTTCTGTTTTTCAATTGACAGCTAACTCTTCCAATTCGTTGGGCACTGGAGCAACACAAAGTTTTAGACATACTAGTGCAGATACACAACTCAGATTCACAAGTGTTGACACTCAGTTAATGTTTACTTCTATTTCTTCAAACTTAATGGCAACTGGTGAGCGTAACAATTATTTCTATACAAGTAACAACACATTTGCTCAGAATACACACTCACATGGAAATCCAACTCTTGCATTAACCAATCTTACTGGAACTACAGCGAGTGCTTCAAATGGTTTTACTATATCACTTTCTGCGAATGTTGGTGGTGGAGCAGGAGACGGTGGTAATATAATAGCTGCTGTAGGATCAACAGCTAATTCTACTGGAACAATTGTTTTTTCCAGTTCAAATGGAATTAGTTTTGGATTAAATGGAAATACAATGACAGCAAGTCATAATGGTTTAACAACGGCTATGGCTTCAAACGCTGGAAGTAATTTTGTTGGTCTAAATTCTGCAGTAACGAATATTACAGCTACGATAAATTCATCTGGTATATCGATATCCAATCCGGGTTGGATAACAACAGCAATGCAGTCTCAGATGACAAGTAATTACATGTCAACTGCTGAACGCGGTAATTATCAATATACTTCAAATAGTACAAATAACACGTCTGTATATCTTTCAATAGGAAATAGTACAGCATATCAAACATCTGTGTTGTCAAATACATTTGCATTGGCTTCCCATAGTCATGGAAATCCTACCCTAGCTTTAACGAATTTGACAGGTACTACGGCTTCAGCAAGCAATGGATTTACAATATCCTTATCTGCAGGGGCTGGGGGTGGTAATACTAATTTATCTGTTTATGCGGTAGGTAATACTACAGGCCAAAGCTCTTCTTCCACTATAGCACAATCATTGATGAGTTTCAGTGGTGCAGGAATTGCCTCTGTTGGTTATTCTGCAGGAAATGTGATTATTTCCGTTCCATCGGGGGGAGGAGCTGCCGGGTCAGGAACATTTGGTATGTCTAACCTTGGTAACACTTCAGGTACAACAGGAACTATAGCAGGATCAAATGTACAGGTTGTCTTTGCTGGTGGTAATAATATAACACTATCACAAAGCATAAATGGATCATCAGCAACAATCACCTTTATTGGTGGCGGTGCAGGTGGTGGTTATACATTATCAGCATATGAACCTTATGGTATGGATAATACTGGAACAGCTTCTATAAGCGCAAACACAGGAACATCTGGATCATGTTCATTTTTTCCATTCAGTGTAGATACTCCAGTTGCTTTTGATTTTATAAAAATGATTGCTTCAATGAACTTTACAACTGGTGGAACCTCAGCGTTTTCTCAGTCACGTACAATGAGCTATGGTATTTATTCACGTTCACAAACAACAGGAAACACTCTGGCATTAGTTGGTGCAAGTTCCTTCAGTATGGCTGTATCATATAATAATTCATCAATCTCTTTATCATATCCAGTATCATCAAACTCTGCTGGTTTAACCTATGGAAGTACAAGCAGTGCAGGTTTAAGTGTATCATCGGCATTCACTGGATTAAAACTTTTTGCATGTCCTTTCCATACTACTATGTCTGCAGGTATGTACTGGTTAGGATTATTTAATAGAGCTTCTACTGTTGGATTCAATTCAGGTATACTATACAGTCATTATGGAAATAATGTAACTCTTACAGGTCTTGCACCGATAGGGCAATATTCCGCAAATTATACTACAGGTACAAATATGGCACTGCGTGAAGCTAAATGGCTGCCCGCGTTTGGGGTATTTACAAGTGCAGGTCAAACCAATTTACCTTCATCAGCAGCGTTTTCTGCAATGACTGGTAACCAAAGTGTACTTCCATATCTGAGATTTGTTATTGATGATGGAAATTAAAAAATACTGAGGTTCATATGCAATTATCACACACATGTCCAAGTAATGTAGTTTTAAATCATTGGGAATTACTCAATGTCTTTGTTGATTACGTAAATAATACAGCTAACTGTACATTGGCAGGATATTTAACTAAAGCAGACTACACTGCGGGTGCTACTCCTGTTATTTTTCATAATGAGATAATACCTGTACCTACAAATGTACAAGCTAATAAATTCATAACAGATCTAAAAACTACTACATTTTTTTCTACTGCTATTGATGATTAAATTTTCGTATAATTGGCTCCTCTACTAAATAAGTATATTTAGAGGAAAATAAATGGCAGATGCACCTTGTATAATTGCTCCTGATTACGGAAAACACAATCAAATGATGGATGAAGCTCTTAAACGCTTGGATGTTTCAGGAGTGTATAAAGATCTATCTACAATAATTATTATTCCATCTTTAGGGGCTATTCCACCGAAAGTAGTTTCATCATGGCTGAATTTGATGAATCCACCTAACCAAAAAGTATTTCGTTTATTTGCAATGGGTATGGAAGTTGGGGAAGCCTTTTCACAAACTATTCAAAATGTTTTGTCTCATCCAGATTTATCTCAGTATAAATATATTTTAACAATGGAAACAGATAATATTCCACCTCCGGATGGGTTATTAAAACTTCTTTCTCGTATGGAAGCTAATCCTCAATTTGCATGTATTGGTGGATTGTATTGGACTAAAGGAGATGGGGGAGTTCCTCAAATATGGGGTGATGCAAAATCTGGTGAATTAAATTTCAGACCTCAACACCCTATAGCTGATCAATTAGTTGAATGCTGTGGAACTGGGATGGGATTTAATCTGTGGAGACTTGATATGTTTAAGGATGAAAGATTAAGAAAACCTTGGTTTAAAACATTAGCTGAAAACGGTGGAATTATGACTCAAGATCTTTATTTTTGGTCTGATGCAAGAACTAAAGGTTGGCGAGCAGCTGTGGATTGTAATGTACTTGTAGGCCATTTAGATTATAATGGTTCGTTTGGCCCAGAAAATTTTGTATGGTAACTTATGTATATTTATAAAACAACAAATCTGATAAATAAAAAAATTTATATCGGTAAATGCGAAAGAATGGGATTCTGGAACAGCAGTTTTTTATGAATTGGGAATAAGACATGTCAGTGAATGCTGCAAGGGTCAACATAAACAAATTGGCGGATTTAGATGGGAATACAAAAATGAAGAGGACAGAATAAAATGGAAGAAATAAAAAAGAAATTATTGAAATTGGATTTAGGATGCGGTCCTAATAAAAGACAAGACGGTGCTTGGGTAGGAGTAGATGCTCTTTCTTTTGAGGGGAAAGTAGATGTAGTCAGCGATATAATTACATATTTAAAAACTTTAGAAGATGAATCTGTAGAAGAGATTTATATGTCACATGTGTTTGAACATTTTAAAAATCATGATCGCCCACCGTTAATGAATGAAATATACAGAGTGCTGATTCCAGATGGAAAAGTAACTATTATTTGCCCATCTTGGAGCCACGAACGAGCCTATGGAGATGTTTCTCATGAGTGGCCTCCAATAACTTCTTGGTCATTCTATTATATGAACAAGGAATGGAGAGATGTAAACGCTCCTCACTGTGGGTATATTTGTGACTTCAATTTTGGTATTTCTGGGTCTCATGATCCCAATGATCAATACATCTCCTTTCGCAATATGGAGACTAAAATGACTATGATGGCTCACCAAATCAACATTGTTACTGACATTATCGCTGTTTTAGACAAAAAAGCTCCAAAGTAACAATTTTAAAATAAATTTAAATTTAAAAATAGAGAATGTAAAAGTTCTCTATTTTTGATTTTATCCATAACTAATAACTAAATATGAGGAAATTGTTATGGATATAGAAGCAGAAGCTATAAAAGAAGCACCCGGATTCATTGCACGAGTCTTTCATTGGTTAGGTAAGATGTTCTCTAATGGACAAGATGTATCCTCTACTAGATTCATAGTAGTGTTTGGAGTTACCTTTATATTGATTACTGGGACTACACTTGCATTTATTGTAGTATTTTTGCTATATAAAGATCCTACTAAAGTAACGAATATAGCTGCTATTCTAGCCGCAATTTCAGGTGGGATGGTAGCTGAAATCACTGCTCTTATCGCTGTTCTTGGTTATAATAAGAAGCAAGAGTTGAATGCATCAAAGGAATAAACTTCTATGTCAAAAAATAAGTTTGGTGATTGTGTGCAACAGAACATAGAACTTAACGAATTTACAGAAAAAGAAATCCTTATACTTGAGAAAATCACACAAGATAGACATATAAGTATTGATGCATTACTACTTCAGATAGTAAGAGAATATGTTGAAACGTATGAAGAATTGAAGAGGAGTTTATAAATGAATTTTTATGGTGCGGGGATTATTTATAAGGCCACCAACAAGATAAATGGAAAAGTTTATATTGGACAAACTATTAATTCACTAGAAACACGGAAAAAACAACATATAGACAGGGCATTATCCAATTATGATAATAAAAAATCTAGGTTTGGGTGTGCTATTAGAAAATATACTCCTGAAAACTTCTCGTGGGAAATTATAGATACTTGTGATTTGTTTTTAAATCATGAAGTTTTAGACTGTAAGGAATGTTACTGGATTGACTTTTACTCCTCTTGTAATTCATCTAAAGGATACAATATGCATCCCGGGGGTGGAATAGCTCTGGGAATAGTTAATAGGGGAAGGAAGCAATCACCAGAACAAATTGCCTTTAGAGTTTCTTTTCTGAAAGGGAAACCTGCATGGAATAAAGGTAAAAAGGATTATTTGTCAGAACAATCCAAGACTCTTCAATCACAAAACAGTAAGTCAAGTTGGACACCAGAAAGACACGAAAAGCACAAAAATAGAATGATCGAGAATAACCCAATGGACCATAAAGAATATAGGGATAAAATTAGTTTCAAAAATACCGGAAGAGAGGTATCCCAAAAAGAACGCAATTCTATCAGTAGTACATTGAAAGAATATTTTAAAACACATGATAGCCCCATGAGAGGAAACACACACAGAGAGGAATCTAAAAAGAAAAACAGTGAAACTAGAATCAGGAATGGGAAATCAAAGGGGAAAAATAACCCCAGATATAAAGATATTGATTTAGAACTTTTATTTCTACTAAGAGATGAAGGTATGATGATGAAAGATATGGCATCCTATTTTAAGGCTACTCCCCCAATAATAAGGAGTAGATTGAGAAATCCGGAGAGGTATCGATAATGGGCGATATAGTTTGTGATGAAATATACATGAAGCAAATTCGTCGGATCTTGGGGGCGCCATCGATTGACTATTTACTTCTTCAAGATACTGACATAAAAGAAATATGTGTACGTCCAGCTCTTCAAAAGTATTTTATGAAGTTCCCTTTAGAACAACAAATTCAGTTAATGTCTGGCTCTTCTTCTGAAGTTGTTATTCCATTCCCTGATGATTATACATATGGTATTACAGATGCACGGGTTACTGATACTGGAATGATCATGGGTAATAATGGGAACTTCTGGGATATTGTAATGTTTAATCAAATGTCTGGCGGTGGAATGATTGCCGGGGGTGGTGGAGCATACAATAAAAGAGGGTATAATCCTAATGGACTTATTCAGCAACGTGAAACTCAAAGAGCTGCTTGGAAGTCTTACCAAAATACATACTCCACTATTCGATATAAAGTTGATGAAGTTAACCGTAAAGTTTCTGTATATACTACAATGCAGGGATATTTAAATATTACATGGGCTAGATACTCAGACAATTTTAAAGATGTTAAATATACTAGACAGCAAGACGTTATTGAATTAAGTCAGGGATATCTATTACTTCACCTAGCCGATGCTTCAGGTATTTTGACAGACTCTGCTCTTGAAATGAGTATCAATAGTGAATCATTGAAAACAAGAGGAACAGAGTTGATAGAGAAAGTCTTAACTCTATGGCAAGATGTACCTGATGTTATTATGATGCACTCTAGTTAAATACTCTATTCCTTCTATAACAGGTTGGATAATTTCTCCAATATTTTAATAGCGTATTTAGTTGCTTTCTCATTCTCAAAACTATAATCAGCGTCCCACCATTTATAAAACAATGAGCCTTTAGCACAACTTTTTAGTGGACAATTACTACAAGCTTTCAATGGTTTTCCTTCTCCTACACCACCATCAAAGTAATCACATAATCCGCAGTTTAGATTAAGCCTCATACCTCTATGAAGCAGCTCTGGTGTATATCCCTTCTTAACAATCTGTTTCCATTTACGTATTGAGTAATTAACTGCTTGTTTATAAGTTAATTTATTGTTATAAATACTTCTTTTATTTATAGCTTTAGCTAAATCCTGTTTTTTCATATCATTTTCATCTCCTTTATTAGATGTTTCCCATGTCTTTTAGTAATAACCGGTTTCGATTCAAAAACCCAATAATCTCTCTTATCAAAAACAAACCAAGGCCACATATCCACTTTATTCTTTTTTAGTTCGCACATTGCTAAAACTTTACATTCTAGCTGTACAACACCAACTATCATGCAATGTCTTAACTCACCCGAAAACTTGACCATGATTTCATCTCCGGGATATAATCCTTGTTTACCCATACGAGTGTCAACTGCGTTTATTCTATCTGTTTCAAATTCAACAATTCTTGGTTTATACATATACTTCTCCTAATATGAATATCTACAAATTCGTAAAAAATCCCACAACGTTTTTGATTTAATAGTCATCTCATCCACAGAAGCAAATTTACATCTTACAAAAGTTTTAATTTGTTTATCAGTAGTAACCTCAGTAGACTGCATATACAATGCGTAATACATTTTTAAATTACTCTCTACGTCTGATGAATAAAGAGACGTAGAGAGTACTAGAAGAAAGGACAAACATAAAGTTTTCACTATTTCTTGTGTTCCATCAATTCAGCTTTAGTCATCTTAGCAACAGAGGCTACTGACTCTGCAAGTTTGACAGATGAAATATGTTGTGCTATTACTTTGTTGATTTCTTCCTTGTTCGGCATTGTATCAATTTTGCCCTTTACAATATTAACAATCTTTTTGAAATCAGCAGGAGCAAGTTTGTCAGCAATTGCCTCTACATCATACTCGGTTTTTTCGTTCAACTCTTTCATGAAGACTTTAACCCCAAGTTCTTCAAATTCAGTTTTGTCAATTTTACGTTCTGTCAAAACTTCCTTTAGGAGTTTTTCGTATCCTTCCATTTCTTTTTGAAATTTGTAAATCATTGCATAAGTTTTAGCAAGGACTTCATTAGAAAGATCTTTAGTTCCTTCCTTATCAATTAGACGCATTGATTTTAGAAGTTCTTCTGACTGGTTGTTTGTAATTTCACACATATTATTTCTCCTTAGTTGTTTAATAAGACCATAGTATAACCTATAATAAAAAAGTAAACAACTTTTTACAATATTTTTAAATAATTATTTATACATAATTCAGTAAAAAGTATAGTTTAATTAAACTATTCTATAATGCCCATAATTGATACAATTTCATTAAAGGATTGCAAAGCTAGTGATGAATTTTTATGGGGAAATGAATGTACATAGTGCTCGCCTAAAGCAAGATATAAATCTTCGAATTGTGGTTTACTTATTGAAGTTATCTGGTTAAGATTTAAATATAATCCTTCTTCATAATGCTTCATATGATATAAACATTTTTCCATTATAATACTCCTTATTCTAATTCGTTTCCAGAACTATCCCATGCATATGAACAATCTCTACAGTCATAATTTTTTAAATCGTTAAAATTTAAAATATCATTATAGATCCATTTTGCTTCAAGAAAAATTCTATGCAAAAATTCAAACTGATCCCTATTAAATTTATTTTCAGATAGCTTCAACTCATAAACTTTACAGGATTGTGTTTTTCTTTTTTCTCTTGTGTTAGCAAGAGAATCTTTTATCTTCTGATTTTTAATTGACATAATTCTTTACTTTATCAATATTAAAAAATTGACTGGATTTACTATTTTTATATAGCCCTCTCAAATACTTCCCATCTATTGGAATTCTATTCCCATACATTGAACCACTCTGAACCTTCCAATCCGACTCATAATTAACTCCAAAGTAGTAATCAAAACCATATTGCTCAAAGTATTTAAATAGCTGATGTCCTTCTCTCAATGATTCCCCAAATGGAAATATATGAATATTAGTTTTACCAACTACTGGTTCAACTTCTTTTTGCCACATTTGTAAATCATGAATAATTGAACCATCGCTTTGTCTAGGTTCAGCTAAGTGAGCATAACCGTGTGATGCAAATACCCATCCATCCCGCTTTAACCAATCAGCCACTTTCTTTGCAATTGCATATTCATTTTTCTGATATCCAAGTATGCCTTTGTATCCCGTTACTGCGATTATTCCTTTAGCTCCATTATAAGAAAAATCAGGATGCTGTTTAATAAATGTATTAAGATAAGTAACTACTTCCACATTCTCCATATATTGATTTGCAATATAAGAATAAAGTTTATTATCATACACTACCAATTTTTCTGTAGTACCATATTCTACCATTCTTGAATAATAATTCAAATCATCAACTGAGATGATTAAAGGTTTTTTATTTTTAGGAAATAGAAAATCTTTAGGTTTAAAATCCTTATCATATGCATCTGATAAATTTATAAGTACATAACCTCTTTCGTATAATGAATCGACAATATCAATAAATTGTCTATGAGTTACAAACCAATCAGAAATATACGCATTAGGTTTCTTCTTTTCAAATACAATCAATGGATGAAAGAATATGTGTTCTACTTGTATTCCATTAAAGTATCTCAGCCTACTTCTATTCTCATCATTGATCGATTTAATTACTATGAAAGAAATAAAACAAAGAATCAACATTAAAACAGCATTGGCAATCTTAAAATATTTTAGCATTAGTCTTCCTTAAAAATCATTTTTAGCATAAGGATCTTGATTACAATTAAAAACAAATAATCCTTTCTTCGTCCACATATCTATAACTGATGGCCTGTCATCAAAAACAGCAAGAACGTTATATTTACCTTTAATATGTTCTTCGTAAATCTCAGATTTTACAATCGTATCTTTTCGATTATCCTCTGCTTTACGCATAAATAAGTTTTTACAAGGAATACCACTATCAGATATCCAATCGTAAGTTAAACCATAGCATGAGTCTTTTCTGCCAGATACAATAAAAATATATGGGCATACTTTACTTCCATTTGAACGATTATTATTGCTTACTGATTGTAAAATAATTTTTACTTGTTCAATTACAAGGTCGTTATACGCAGATGTTTCGTCAAATATTCTTCTTTGAGATGAATTGCTCAAAGTCCCGTCGATATCGCAGAGAACACACCACGGCAATTTGTTGTCAATTTCTACTTTAGGTTTAGCTCTTTCAATCATCTGTTTAAGTTCTATTTCATACTTTTGCCATGTCGATTTGATGACATTCTTACCTACAGGTCTTTCTCTCTTTGCATCACGAATTACCGCCTCTCCCAAAGTTATAGGAAATTCTTTTATCTCATACAAAAAATCAATGGGAATTTGTTCACAATATTGTTTAATATCACGTATTTTAGTATCAAGAGACTTTTTATTTAAATGCATATTATCTAAAACAAGATTGTAACCTTCATCTATAAGTCTGTATGTAGCATCGTCTTCTAGCTTAGTGACAAGTTTTTCATTTCTATCATCAAAAGTATAATCAGATAGCATAAAACGAAAACTATCGCGATTGATTCTTTTATAATCTTGGTGATTTTTTACAAATTCACAAGCCCATGTACTTTTTCCACTTGCTTGGATACCTTTTGTGAATATTACATGTAATGATTCTTTTCTCATACTGTTTCCTCTACTGATTGCTCATCTTCAATATCGACTTCTTCTGCATCTTTCTGTTTTGTTTCATGTTGTCGGAATAAAAACGATTTATGTTTCCAACAATCTATCCCTAAAGTTTCTTTACGCAAAACTATTCCTTCGTCTGGGGTGTTTGTTCCATCTCCACAATCAGGACACATTTTTTCAAGGTATGTGTTAGTTAGAGCTTCTAAAAATTTGTTTCTCCATTCATCTTTATCTCGATCATCATTTGTTTCTGCTAAACTCTTTAAATCAAAAAATAGATCTTTTGCTGTTCCATAATATAATAAAGGTACTGCATTCAATCCATTAGCTTTACAAAATTGACTTACTTGAAGCATAGGCCATTCGACTACATTTCCATCTGGATTTGTAGTGGTGATTCTGTACACAAAGTTTTTATGTTCTCCTGGTTTGCATCCATAGTCATAATATTTCTGAATCATCTTGTCTTCTGAAATATATCCAGCTATTTCGAAATAAATTGTCATATCTTTTTTAATAAAAGGTTTCAATTCTTCTGAAGCTACCTCCCAGATATCTGTTCCGTAATAGCCACCAGTAACTTCTTTATTGATGTATTTATTCTTGATAACTTTTCTTGAACTTCTAATGTAGTCATATTCAATCTCATTTATTTTAACTCCTATTTTCTTAAGAAGTTTTTCAATAAAAGATAATTCTCTTCTTACGGAGATATAAGCAAGAATAGCAGATGTTCCATGAATCTTTCTTGAAATTGTGCAGATATCTTCAGGATTTATCCGATGTATATTTCTACCTAGCTGTTCAGTATCTATGTGAAATTTAAAAATTTCAGGAATGATGCGGTCAAACTTTTTATTAGCTTTTGTTTCGGATCTTTTATTTGTACCAGAATTCTTACAAGGAACAATATACTTTTCACAAACTTTATTTCCATTGATATGATCGAAGACAGTTCCAATTTCTACACTTTCAATATTTCTATCACAAACATCAACAATATAATTAAGACTATTTAAAGGAATGAAAAATCCCTCACTACGAAATCCACGTAATTTCACACATCTTACTCTTCCTTTGTGTGAAAAGAATCCTTTCTTTGTTTTATCTCGATTCATTTCAGGTTTATCAAAAAGATTGTTACATGCAAGAAACTCTTCTGATATTTTACATTCAATCGGGAAAAATACTCCGACATCTCCAACTTTACAATCTTTTGAAATGATTACAGAGTTACCCATCACGATAGTGTGCTTAATATTGTCACAACCTTCTAGATCAATTATGTTTTTAATTTCTACAATAGACGCTGCGTAATTAACATTTCCTTTAAGTTCAAATTCCATATTAGTTTCCATCCTCTAAAATGATTACTTGTAATTTATTATCTTTCATAACGACTTTTGCAAAACCCTTGCTTCCTATTCTACAATGTCTATAATGATTGGTATTGTAACACAGATAGAAGAAAAAATTATCAATAGTATTTTTTGAATATTGCACACTTTCTGGTTTTTTTAAATAACCTCTTATCGTGAAAGGACAATCTTTTACATACTCATATATTTCTTCTGCAATCTTTTTTAGTTCTTCTTCAAGATCTTTCCATTTATGTAAACTAATACAAAGTCTGATTTCTTCTTTAGCAAAAGTAAATTTCACTAAGTTCTTTTGAGAATAACTTATTTTTATAGGTATCATACTTTTCTCCTTATAATTACATAATTAAATAATCATTCTAATAAAGTAAACAACTTTTATGTATTATCTAAACCCATAGTATTTTAATTTTTGAGCAATTTCTTCAATGCATTTAACAGCTTTATCTTCTTGAACAATACAGTTCTCTAATGACCCAAACCACATTTCCAAACAATTAAGAAGTAGAGTTTTAATCTTATCTTCATCGGGACTATAGGGTAATACTGTACAATTATTATATAATTTTTCAAGTTCTCTTTCTTTATCTGAGAACCATTTTTCAACTTCTTCAAGTGAGATAATGCCTGAACGAATTGCTCTTAGATGCTCTTTATGTTTCTCTAAATCAATAGTTCCTTCGATTAAAGCTTGTTCACATTCTAAAACTAGTCTGACTGTATGATATAAAAATTTAACATCAACACCATACTTTTCAATAGTTTCCTTTCTTTTACCGATAGGAACTTTTGTTCTTGCATTTTTAATTTGGCTGAAAGCATACCCCTTAAACTTGTGGAACATTCCTCTGTGTAAAAACAAGTGTCTATTACTTCTTACGAGTTCACCAATATCAGAATTATGTATAACACATCTATGAGGAGTGAACAGTGAATCAATCATATTAGGATTGTTTTCCATACACAACTGAAAGTATTTTGTAATATTGTATACTTGAGCATCATATTCTTTACCATTGAATTCTATGTGATGTTGTTGCCATACTTCAAATCTCTGTTTTTGTTTACCAAATCCTTCAATATGACCTTTTAGATGAGGAAATACAGTCTCTTTATCAGGAATACAAAAAGCATAAATATCTACGTCAGATGATCCTGTAGTAACACCATAAGCTTCACTACCCATAATAGTTTCATAGTGCGTGTTCACTACAAAAGACGGTGGTGTGATCTTTTTATGTTTATATAGATCTTGAATTATAGAACTCATATACACCTCAAATAACGTTCAATAAAATCTCTCTGATCCTGAAAGCGGGGAATCTCTTTATCAATAACCCAAGATTCGGAAATGCTTCTCATTCCTTTAGTTAGAGGATCAGTTTCAATTATTTCTTTTCTCACACATCTTCCACGTTTGAACTGAGTTCCTAGCTCATCCCAACGAGCACCCTTCTCTTCTTCACATTTTCGAATAATTTCTTTGCACGACTTCTTATGTAATTCTTTCTGCGAGAAATGAGATAGACCAAACATCTGTACAGAATTACGTTCCCAATCTTGTTGACGCCAAATAAAGTTATTACACACTTCGTCTTCAGGAATTGTGAAAGCTCTACAGTCAAATTGAACTGGTTTGACAAAGTTGTAGTATCCTCTATGACTTAATTTATGAAACAAATCTGGCAATAAATACGTTAAGTATGAACTTGCCAATGCTGATGAAATTGAAACCATCTTGATCAATTCGTTACCAAACCACGGCTCACTATTTAATTCATCGTAATACTTAATAAGAATTGTAATTTCATCTGATTGCACATAAGCTATTTTAGCACCCTGAATATTTTTACAAAGATATTGTGCTGTTTCATCCATTAACTGCATAAAATAAATATCATAAGGTTTAACAAAATCTTTCGTTACTGTATGAAATGCTCTACCATCAAGTCTCATTATAATTGGTGTACGTTTAGTTAATATATATTGACTCGACTTTTCATATTCTTTCATGCGATCACCTAGTGACTTCTTATCTCTTACTGCATTTTTCATTCCTTATCCCCACATGTGCAATTACTACAACCACATCCAGAATTATTTTTAATTATCTCTTCATGTACTTTTTTAAGTCTAGGTTCGGGTACAAAACCATCTACAAACTCATCACTTAATTCAACATTAGATAATATCTCACGTAATCTTTCCATAATATATCCTTGTAACGATCTCTATTTCATCAAACCCCAGTCTCTTAATATTCTTAAGAGAGCATTTAAGTGCATCAATGTATGCCCTTTTATATATGAGATTACCTTCAGTAATACTTGGAACATCATCTTTAATAAAAGAATTTTTCATCTCTGTATATTCTTTTATATGCCGATCAATGTCCTGCTTAAACAACTTCTTAATAGTTTCTTTATTAAGATATTTTTTACTTATCTCTGTATCAACTAATACTTTTTTCATTTATAATCCTTTGCTCTGATAATTATATTTAATGTCTCATTTGTATCGACACCACCATACCTATTATAATAATTATAATAATAGTATGAACTGAAAAACTTCTTACTATCTTTCCTTTTATCTATAAGTTTTTGTAAGTCCTCACACCAGACCCGTTCAATAGCTCTTTCCCAATTAGACTTTAGCCAAGGAATAGTAATTACTAATATTATTCCGATTATAAAGTTACCAAATATACATAGTCCACTTACAAGACCTCTGAGACTATCACTTTCTCTTTGTAGAATCCAAGGCATTGATTGATTAAAAAATACTTTTATTATCAACTTAGTTTCTAGCCAACAAAACTGTGCGTAAATACCACTAGCAATGACTGTTACTGTGCAAAACACTATTGTCCAAAACAATACTACTAGCAATTTGTATCCATTTTCTTTTGAGAAGACACTAATTATTTCTTTGAATTTCTGCTGAAAGAAATATTTCCATACTCGTATACTCATATTATAACTCCTTCTTCCATTCTTTTTTCTTACGATCATATTTCTTCTTATTAGGAACTACTTGTTCTTTCGGTGCAAAACTTTTTCTTATAGACCTTGAGAGTTCTCTTATACTAAATGTTAGTTTCATAATTACAATACCTTATCAAGAATAATAGAAAGTCCGGCACTTATATGATTGATTCAATACAATCAGCTACGAAATAGTTACTATTTTCTTTAAAATAAACTTGACCACCTGAATACCCACAAGTTTCACTTGCTGATTTTAACTCTTTAATGGTGCCTTTATATCCAAAGCTTGCAGGAGTACCTTCGTGTACTCCAATAAAATGGTAATTAAAATCTTTTTTAAGATTAACTTTCATTCCTACTTTTAAGTCTTCAAATTTAATCATTGAGTCACTCCAATCAATGTCTTTGTATTCATATATAGCACACTTTTCATATCTCTTTTGTAGTTTTTCACCTAAAGAATTATTCATTACTCTTTGATAAAATTCCATACTCCAATTGCCACGGTCATCATCTTGGACACCAACATAATTAGAATCATAAGAAAAAATCCAATTGTTCTTATCAAACTTTGCTACTACAATCTCTAACCATTTACTAACTTCACCACCGCCTCTAGGAATATTGATAATAATAGAATTTATCTTAATATCTTTGTAATGAATCTTACCCATGTATGTCTCCTTAGTTGTTTAAGACTATTAACAATAAATAGAATAAAAAGTAAACAACTTTTTTCTTAAAATATGGAAAATTATAGAGATTTGTTAAAAAGTATATTAAAAGTATACATTTATGCAAATTCCTATATATTTGATTATTTTAATTAGATCACACCATACTTTCCTAATTTTATCAATTATTGTAACTAATATACATAGAATGGAGGTTCTTTAACAGAATCAAATAAAATTAAAAGGTTGAGGTTTTCTAATCATGCCTACAGGTACTTATAGATTACGAGTAAATCAGATAGACAAATCTGCATTTACAAATACAAATACAGACGAAACAGGAGCGATGGTTATCTGGTCAAGTAAAGGACCAAGCATACCAGTTCTTTGTCAGTCTCCTTCAGATGTAATTACCAACTTTGGTAATCCATCATCTACTTATCCTTCAGTGTTTGAAGCTCTTGCTTTCACTACTGCGGCTCCTTGTTATGTTTCTTCGGTTTATGGCGCGGCTTCTGTTTGGGGTGGTGTTGATGTTTGCATCTCAGGAGTGAATGCTTTTGGTACTGGAAGAAATATTAACACATTCACTTATGGTACTTTCCCAACAGTATCACATAGCTTCTTCGCAGCTTCTCCCTATGTTGATGATCTAGCTGGACAAATTGACTTTTTAGGTGGGAAGAAATTTAAACTTACACTTTATAAAGTAACTTCTACTGGTAATCAATACATAAATCAGTACACATACTCGTTGCTTCAAGAGAAAGATGGCTTTGGTGCTTCATTATACATTTTTGATGTATTCATGAACAATGCATATGTAATTCCAAAAGTTAATACTGCGTTTGTTCCCACAAACTATGGTGTAAGTGGTGTTGTTACTACATTCACTGGTGGAACTCGTGTAGCTCCTATTGCAAGTGATTACTTATCTGCTTGGAATAATTTTCAGTATTCTTCTAAATACCCTGCAAAGATTTTTATGGATCCAGCCGGTAATTCAGCAAATACGATTAACACAATTATTCAGACATATCAACCATACGCACATGGTATTACAGTAACTCCTCAGGGAAATACTGTAGCTCAAGCAGTTTCATATCGCTCAGGTCTAAGTCTCGATACTTCAAACATGTCTCTGTATACTAACTGGTCACAGATTCAGGATCAGTTCAATAACTCATATGCTTGGATTTCTCAGATTGGTTCTATAGGAAAACGTTATGCACTTTGTTTCGATGCATTTGATGCAGAATCTCCTGCAGGTGTTAACGAAAACGGTCATGGTGGACAGTTGAATGATTGGCAAGTTATCACCGTAGATAATTCATACAGTGATTTACCTACAGGCGGAGATTTACAAAATCTTGATAATGCTCAGATCAATCCTGTTATTCTTGATGAAGTGTATGGACCAATTGTACAGGGAGACAAAACATTACAAGTATCAAATAGTTCATTAAGTTTTGTAGGACATAGACGTTTATACAACTACATTATAAACATCATCACAAAACAGATACTACGTAAACAAGAGTTTAAAATCAATGATCCTAATCATCAGCTTACTGCTAGAACGTTAATAGACAACTTCTTAAGTCCTATTAAGTCTCGACAGTATCTTATGGATTACTATGTCATTTGCGATTCTACAAATAATACTGGAGCAACTTTAAACAATCGTCAGTTCATTTGCGATGTTTATCTACAAGTAACTCCTAATAGCCAATTTGTTCAGTTGAACATGATTTATACTCCTGCTACTGGAAGTATAAAAGCTAGTATCACTGGTTAATGAATTTAAAGTGTGAATCAGAGAATAAAAATTCTGATTCACTTCCTTACTTTTTATAAAGGTTATATAAATGAAATTTTCTTTTGAGGTTAAATAAAAATGGGTATAAGTACAAGTCTCCATATCCTCGACGACGCTTTGGCATCTCAACATATTTTGTTGTTTCCTGAAGGTATTCCGGGCGGTGGCAATACAGACCTTCTTTCAATTCGTTTAGATCAGTCATTTGATCCACCAGAAAAAGCTGTTGAAACTTATGAAATATTCTACCGTGGTATGAAAATACCTAAGAAATCACAAGTTGATGCCACTGATAAAACATTTCAAGTTCAAGTACGTATTGATCAGAACTGGCAAGTTATTAAGGATATCGAAGCATGGATGGATAAAGTATATAACTTTATTGATGGAACAGCTCTTCCTTCTGCTATGGTAATGTCATCTATGATTTATCAGAACTTTGATGGTCAAGGTAATGTTAAGAAACAGTATCAGTTTAAAGGATGTATTCCTAAAGCTCTTCAAATTGGAAGTTCAGATTTTAGCTCACCAGATCCTTTGAGAGCAACTATCACTTTCATCTTTACAGACTACGTGTCTCTCTAAGATCTTTTCCAATATAGACCTCCAACAAAAAGAACAAACCCCTTAACTAATAAGTATAAGGGGTTTGTTTTGTTATGTCAATGTTTTCGGATAAAGTAATAAATAAAACATATGAAGCGTCTCATACGTATGGTCATATCAATCAAGGAGTAAAGGAACTTCTACAACTTTTAGATCCTCAAAGCATGAACATTTTCGAGATATTGCTAATTCCTGATTCTTTGCCTGAGAAAACAAAAGTTGCTGTAAGTAACGGAATGGGGATGCTAGAATACGCGGCTCGTTCAGTACTTGACACTGTTGTAACTAAATTACATGTCCAAACAATGGATATAGGATTTAATGCTCTTGAATATGCTAGATATGATTATCATCAAGGAATCACCGATATTACATATGCTGATGAAGTTACAATTACTTTTATAGAAAATGAATTAGGCATTGTACGTAACTTTCTAAATAATTGGCTCAAACTTACAATGAAGAAGGATTTCATAAATGGTGGATATCGTTTTAATGATAATCAATGGACTGGTAGAAAGAAAGCTATTATAATTCCTCAAATGTCTGTTGGACTTCCATCTACTGCTTGGATAGAGTTAAAAGGATTACGATTTAAATCTATGGATAACTGGGCTTTTGACCAAGCATCTCCAGATCCTTTAAAAATAAGTGTAACCTTTGCAATAGATGAGTGCTGGCTTCTTAGTCCTTTATGAAAATTAAACACGGAACAAAATTAACAAATGAGCAATTCTTGGAGGTTTTAAAAGAGAAAGCACCCCTTATTGAGCCTTTAGAACCGTATATTAATAGTGAAACTAGAATAAGAGTTAAATGTCATGGGTGTAGCTCTGAATATTCTAAAATTGCAGGATCTTTGTGGAGACACGGGTGCTTAGGGTGCACTCTCAAAAATAAGAGGAAGCAACCGCGTCAATTAACTCATGAGCAATTTTTGGATAAACCTGAAATGAAAGATTCGGATTTTATTTTGATCTCAACGTACAAAAGCTCATTGGTAAAACTAGATATTAAATGTTCTAAGTGCGGTTTAATAAAAACATCTTTACCTTCAAATATTCTTAGAAATCCTTACTGCCCCAAATGTAGTAAAAGTTCACATTTATCCCACCATGAGCGCAAGATCATAGATATCCTAACTGATTTAGGTCTGCATTTCACAATACAAAAAACTTTTAAAGATCTCAAAAGTCCTAAGGGTTGGGCATTAAAATTTGATTTCTATATCCCTTCTTTTAATTGGTGTATTGAATATGACGGAGAACAACATTTTGATAAAAACTCCCATTATTATAAAACAGAGAGAGAATTTGAGCACAGACAAAAATTGGATAAATTAAAAGATGATTATTGTATTTCACACAAAATACATCTTACAAGATTATCCTATATACATGCAAAATTTCTGAGGGATTTTATTCATACAGAAAGTATACTTATTCAATCCAAAGTTTATGAGGATAGAAAAATATTTCTATCTAATTATCATATAAACTTTTTTAAAATAGCCTCTTCCTACTAATTAAATACATTAGGAGGAAACTTAATGAACGAAGAATTAGGAGAAGTACTTTCACCTGAAGAGGTGAGTAAACGGAGAGAAAGAGTTAGACAACCAGTAGAACCAAAATCGGACATTGATAAAATATATTCAAAAGCTGGTTGTGCAATAGTTGATTACGAGTCTATGGGTAGATTTTCTACTCCACCTCAACTATCTTTTCATGATTATACAAATCAAGACGTTAATGACATTACCTTATCACGACAAGAAGACTTGTTTGAAAATATTGTAGTAATCACAAATAGGCTTAGAAACAAGGCAGATGCTTCTGATATATTCGATGTTTCTGAAATGATTATAGAAGACTTCATGGAAACATTAGTTGCAGTAAAACAGGAATTCAATACTCCTCAACATACACATTATTGGACATGTGATTGTCAAAATAATTTGTCAGAAAAGGATCAGCAAGTATTTGAAACTGAAATTGATTTAAGAACTTTAAAATATAGAAGTATTGAAGATGCAGAAAATGACTTACGTGAAGACTATAGAAAAGAATTTGCAGAATTAACAGTAGAAGAATGGGCTGAGTATATAGAAGCTAAGTATACAAAAGAACCTAAAGACGCTAAGGTATGGACTGTTGAAGATGAGCTTAATACTATCACAGTTAAAGAACCTATTCTCACATATTCTGGTGGTGACAAGTACTATTTCAATTTTGTTAGAGTCAAAGATATTATTAAAGCTCAGAAATTAGCTACAAAGAAATTTGCTAGTAAGATCAAGCAGATTACAAATAGACAAGAACACGGTGTTGATGGAAAAACATTAGCAGAAAAGAAACAAGCAGAACTTGATATAGTAAATCATGAAAAATCAAAGACTGTAGTTCTATACGCTAAAGCTCTAGCACTTTATAAAAAGAATGATAAAGTATTGTCTGATGAAGAAAAGATTGAAATTTTTACAAAAGATATTCCACGTGAAGTAACTCTTCAATTGTATGATTTTCTTGATAGAATCAAGTTTGGTATTCAAGATGAAAGAGAGTTTACTTGTCCTGTTTGTGGAAAAGTAGACAAGAGGTGGCTTCAGCGCGAGTTTACTACTCTCGAATTACTACCTTTTAACACTTCTACCAAGAGAAAACGAAGCAAGCTTACACGACTTGGTATTCATTTTGGAGAAGGAGCTTAGACAACAAGAATCGTATCTTTGGAGTATGAGCTATTACAAAGCAAAGTATAGGTATAACCAGATAGTTAAGTTTAATGAAGATCAAAAAAAGAAGATGGATGCAGAGACTCAAAAGTCTAAAAGTTCATCAAAATCCCCTAGAAGATAGGGGATTCTTTTTTTGTTAGAATTCAATACTAATAACAAGAGTTAATATCAATTATGGCATCTACATCACCGATGACTATTCCTGCTCTTTTCGGTAAAGAAAAGAAAAGCAAGGATCAGAAAAAGAACGACAAACAAGACAATAAGCAAGCGAAAGAGATAGGTAGTATAGAAACTACTGTAGCTAAAGAATTGCCTGAAATGACTCTTCAATTGCAGAATATTGCAGATATGGCTTATCTAAGTTTAAATAAAAAACAAAGAGAACAATATGATGAGTTAGTTGCTATGAGCACCTTTCTCAAAACCATATCGATGTCTGAAGATCCAAAAGATGCTAAGAAAAAACATAAATTAACAGAGCTATGGTCCAAAAATTTAAAACCTTTTCTTAAAGGAATAGGTGGATTAGTTGTAAGCTTTGGCAAATTTATTAAAGGTTTAAGTGCTCAAGGTATAACAGGATTGTTAGGATTTTTGTTTGGTTTATTTATTCTTATTAAACTAGGATTTTTTCAAACAATTATTCCAGCTATTATAAGTATTCTAGGAACATTACTTAAAGGCATAATAGAAGTACTACCAGTCCTTATAAAATTCTTATGGACTATATTAACTGAGGTGGTGCCAGTATTTTTAAAAGCTATAGGTGATGCAATTTCTGATATCATATTTCGTTCATTAAAAGATTGGGCGAAGCAATTACAAAAAGATTCTCCAGTGTTTGCAAAAATTGTAAACTTCTTTGCAGACTTATTTGGGCCAGACGGGTTTCTGAGAAAAGCTATGCCGTTTCTTATAGGATTACTAGCAGTGCTTTGGTTATTTCCGGGCATATTAGGTATTATAGGAACTCTAGCCTCCTTTCTGATAGCTAATCCGATAGTTGCTGCTATTACTGGAATTGTACTTGGATTCATTTTACTTTATAAATACGCTGAAGAAATTTCTGATTGGATAGACAACCTTTGGGAATCATTTAAAAATCTAAGTACACCTATTAAGATTATGATAGGAGTCCTTGCATTATTGATGCTTCCTATAACTATGATAATAGGAGCTATTATTGGACTAGTAAAATTATTGAAGTATATAAAAGCTAACGGAATTACTTCTGTATTTGATAGCGTAGTTCAAGGCTTAAAAGATTTTGGAAGTTGGTTATATGATTTAATAGTTGCTCCATTCATTGCTTTCTTTGTCTTTTTATATAATGCAACTGTTTGGGGATTGAAGATGATAGCCTCCCCTTTTGTATGGATGTATAAACAAATTACTTTCTTTGCTGATACAATTATTGGGATAGTCTCAACTATTATTAACATAGTTACTATGTTGAGTAATATGAGTTTTGATGAGATCATACTTGGAATAAAGAACTTTGTTAAAGTTGTAGTTTCTAAATTTTTTGATTTTGTAGATCCAATTATTGATTCAGTCAAAATATTTGCTCTAAAATTTGTAGATTTTATTATGGGTCCTATAGATGCAATAATAGGATTTGCTAAATGGTATGGCAAAACTTTACTTAAAGTTATTACAACACCTTTTAAAATATTTATAGCATATGTTACTTTGTTAAAAGATATTTTCTTTAAGATTGTAGGATTTATAACACAACTAGCCGGAGCTATTAAAGACTTATTCTCTGGAAAGATCACTGGGTCTGATTTCATAGCGAAGATATGGGATATATTTAAAAGTGCAATTACTTCTATTGGTAATTTAATAAATGATAAAGTAAAATCTATGTTTGGAGTAGATTTGAAAAGAACCTTCAAAACATTCATCGATTGGATTGACGATATGATCAATGCGATTCTTTTTAAAATAGCTAGTTTACCGGGAATGAAAGCTCTGGGTATGTCTACTTACGGGGCTAAGACTTCTAAGGAATATGGACAAATTCATTCAGCAGTTAGCGCGGCTGTTGAGCAAGGTGCGGATACCCGAATTGCCAATTATTTAGATGGGAAAGGATCAACAGGGATGTCTCAAGCTGAAATAAATCTTGCTGAGATGTTCAAGAAACAATCTGAATCAAACACTGGTGAAAAATATAGAAGTGGTGGTGGAGCAAAAGCGATTGAGAATAATGTAACTATCAGAAATCAAGTAGTTAAGAATTTTGCCATGAATGAAAATTCAGGCGTAAGTAAAAATATGTAGTGGTAAATAATGGCTAATAGAGTTTATTTAAATGTCTATGGAACATCTTATACAATGGAAGCACCATGTACTGAAGATATAGTTATTGATGCTAAATCTTCTTTTAGTTCATTTGGTGAATTAGTCCCCGGTGCTGCTGGACTTGTATCTATGGTAAATACTATCACTGCTGGTATGAATAGTAATGTTGGGGTTGGTATGTTAAATCTTACCAATGCACTTGATGTTCCTAGATGGCAGAAGACAGAGCCTGTTCGTGTATCTCTCGATATGAACTTCTATATAAAAACTGATCCATATGAAGATGTATGGAGACCTACAATGTTGATTATGGCTATGCAAGTACTATCTGAAAACCGAAGTGAGGGTGGGGATTCTGTCACTAGTTATATCACTCCCGGTGTAAGTTTAGCTACTATGGGTAAAGTACAATCAAAAGGAGGATTCTCAGACGGAGCACCAAAATTGGATATTGATGGAATGGAAACTCCTCCAGCTCCAAAACCAGATGAATATCCTAACAATGCCAAATTATGTTCTTTATATATTCCGGGAATAGTTTATATTCCTTTAGCTTATGTTGAATCTGCAAATCCTACTTGGTCTAAACAATTAACAATTGGAGGATTCCCTCTTTGGTCTAAAGTGAATTTGCAAGTAACAGGATTATTTCCTGCAGTATTTGAAACTAATTTCTTATCAGTTAATCCTAACGGATACTTTAAAGGTAGTAATACTGCATTTGAGGGAGCTATCAACACAATTACTGAATTAAGCGTTACAGGATAATATATGAGAGAAAAAGTTTATTCAGAATTACTAAACAGTAATGAGTATGCAATAGTAGACAGTACCACCTGCGATTGGTCAACATTTTCTTGGGATAATGGATGGTATGAGTATAGAGTTACCCAAGCAGATTTACTAAAGTCATATTTTATTTCATACAAGTATTACCAAACAGTAGATTATGAAGATATTATTCTATTACTAAATAACATAGGTGACCCATTTGAAATGGTTGTTGGCAGTTTGATTAAAGTGCCTAAGCTTAATGATGTGAAAGCATTTATTTTAACAAATTCTAAATAAGGAAATAGATGGAACTTCTCTACGCTCAAGTTGTCGAAAATAACGATCCTGATAAAAAAGGAAGAGTTAAAATAAAAGTACCCCATATTCATCAAGATGTGAGTGACGTTGCTCTGCTTCCATGGGCTAAATCAAAAAACATTGGTACAGGTGGTTCAACTACACAAGGTAAATCTTCTATACCTGAAAAGAATAGTTGGGTATGGGTTGAGTTTGCTGATATGCCTCATTATAAGAAGCCTTATTATATAGCTGATGTTACCTTAAATGGAATGCACCCACATCAATTATTTGATACAAATACTAAATCACATATTACTGGTTGGTCTTCTAATTATCCCGATGTTAAGTATGAGTATTATGCAAATGGTATTTGTATAGCTGTAAGTTCCAATGCTTCCACTCCAGAAATTGCTATTTATCATCCTCAAGGTTCTAGTATTTTTATTGATCAAACAGGAATTATAAATATTAAGGCAGGGACTACTACAATAGAAAAAACTGTTTTAGGGGAAACTCTTAAAACAAAATTAGAAGCTCTTATTGATGCAATAAATGCTATTACTGTCCCAACTCCTACTGGGCCTTCAGGTACTCCAGTCAATGCCGCTACTTTTACTAGCCTCAAAGGACAACTTACAGCAATCTTATCTCCTAAAGTAAAGAATAACTAATGGCTCTTAATAAAGCACTTTTAAAAGCTGATCTAATTACTTGGATGAATACTCCAAGAACTGATAAGACTGTAGCAGGACAAGCTTTCGAAGATGCTTATTATAATTATATTGCTGGCTCAACTTCATATGCTGAAGATGTTTCTGGTGACAAAGTTAATTCTGTTATAACAAATTCTATCAAAAATGTTTTTGTAAATCTCACGCTAAATGAAACTTATACTACTGCTGCTGAAAAAATAGAGGCAGGATTTATAGCTTATTGGACAGAAGCTACATTTAAGATATTGCTTCCTGCAACTGGAATTTCTGCTGAAACTTCTGCAACGGTAACAACTCCTCCAGCAACAGGATCTTTGTCGACTACTTTAACTTCTATATTTTCAAATTTAAATACAACAGTAGATAATAGAGCTGAGGCTTTAGCAAATGCTATAGACACCATGACTCAGACAATTGTTGTAACTTGCGTTGGACCAAGTACTGTCTCTCCCTACACCCCCATCTCAGTTCCCGGCACTATAACTTAATTTGCTCCAATGTAACTAATAATAAAAGGTGAAATGCATTGGCTGAAATTACTGACATAGATTTTTATGGACAAAATCTTGCTAATGGACAAGCAATTGAGTATATGGGAACTGACGCTGTAGGAAATGCTCTTTACTTATGGATGACTTCTAAGAAAGGAGAATTTCTTTATAACCCAGCAGCTGGTGGTATTTTAGATAAATCATTATTTAAAACTATGTCACCGGACAACTTAGCTAATATTCAATTCTATCTATATAATTCAATTCTTAACTTTTTTTCTCCATACATAGAATTGAGAGATTTAATCCTTGAGCCTGACATGAACTCAAGAATTCTTAACATTACTATTAAGTATTTCTTCCCACAAACTAATCAATCAGGATCTGTATCAATCTATGTACAATCCGACTATGCTAATAAATCATATACATATGAAGATGTTGATTACGTTGGTAGTAATCTTATAAATTTCTGTAGATTGCAAAAAACTGACATGCTTAATGACAAGTTAGTATTTAACCCAGACACTGATTTATGGTCTTATGGTAAATATATTTTTATAAATTTAACGACAAGCTCAAGTGAATTTGAAACAGTCTTGCTTATTTGCAATGGATCTTAAAAGGTATAATAATGAATTTTGATTTTCAATCTATAAAAACTGAGTTACAAAATAGACTTTCTCTTTTATCGGGATGGAAGACTACATTATACTTTGGTGTATATGATCGTATCACTGACGCATATGCCTATGTCATGGCTAAAGTTGCCTATGTTGCTGAATACCGATATAGAGAATCTTTTTGGAGAACTGCTCAGGCTATTCAATCACTTCTTCGAATGGCTTGGTTACTTGGGTATAAAGCTTATCGGAAAAAAGGAGCTGTTGGATTTATCAAAGTAAGTGGAAGTCCTACCTTTGACCCATCTTATGTAAATCCATATCCAAATATAACACTTACTAGATGGATGAGAATTACTGATACTACAAAACAAAACAATGTTTATGTAACAGCAGACACTACTTATTACACAAGTACTCTTGGTTCTTTCCCAATTCCGGTAAAAGAAGGTATTCCCAAACAATATATTTATACAGCTATTGGGTTACAAAATGAAGTTATAACTCTGTATTCTCCAAATATAGATAATGATGAAATGCAAATATATGTTCTTGATCCCAATGGAGGTGTGGTGGGTAACGTCTACATTACTAGAAATATTTATTTTATAAATGACTTAGTAAATTATTACTGCCAAGTAGATAATGCAGAAGATTTTCAAAGTGTTACATTGAAATTTGGTGATGGGATGCAGTCTAGAATGCTTACAGCAGGAACAAGCATTTTAATAAAGTATGCTATAACTGGTGGGGTTTCAGGAAACATTACATCTACCGGAGTTTTAACTACTTGTTTAGACACCGTGTATGACCAAAGTGGTACTCCTGTCTCGTATCTTTATTTTACAAATACATCAGCTATTGAGAATGGATCTGAGTACGAAGATATTGAGAGTATTAGAAATAATGCTCCAGCTTTGTTTGGTTCTGGTTATCGATGTGGAACTATAAGTGACTGGATAAGTATTTTGGAATCATACTCCTATATTTATAAAGCAGTTGTTTGGACTATCAATGAGATTGGTGGTTCAACATTATTAAGTGAGCAAAATAAAGTGTTCTTATCAATCATTTCAAGTGATGGCAATGTGCTTACTACGGATGAAAAAACAATTCTAACAACTGATCTATATTTAAATTATGCGTCTAGAACAGAAATAATAACTTTTCAAGACTTTGTAAAAGTCTATCCAGTATTCACAATAGCGGCTGATGTAACTGGTGTCGATACGGCTGTGATGTCTCAGACTATAAAGGAAACTTTATATAATACTTACTCAACTCTTAGTGTAGACTTCGCTACAAATATTTATCAATCCCAGTTTATTGGTACAATTTCAAATATCACTGGTATGGTGTTTCATCAAACAACTATGCAAGTAATGGAGGAAGGATTTAGTGCTTCGCAAATTAGTGCTAGTCCTGTTTTATATTATCCAACTACTGTTCCGTCTGATCCGGATGCAGTTTATATCACAGTTAATTCTCCTCAGTTATGGATTAAAAGAAAAATTGGTGGTGTTTGGGGTACTCCTTTCCAAGTAGGTGTAGCTCATACTGGTGGAAATTATTTTGATGGTGTTAATTCATATGTAATCGGATTAGCAAATTCAAGTATTAACTATGCTACGAATACTATGTCATGGATTATTTATGAACCAGGTGGAGCAACTCCAATCAGTAGTGATATCACATGGGGTACGCTTAATCCCCCAGAATCTGATGGTACTGGTTATGTTGTAAGTCTAATATACATAACACAGGATGGGGCTGGTAATCAGGCACAGACTATTCGAATACATAAGAACAATGTAATTACTGATGTCGATACTTCTTATATTTACCCAACACTTTCATTGGTGTAAAAATTTATATGAGTTTTAAAGGACTTTACATATATGTCTGTTAATTTTAAGAATCTTCTTCCCAAGCTAATGCGCCCTACTCGTTGGGGTGAATTGATGCAAGCTATTCAAAGTATAGATACTGATTTCAGAACTCAAAAAGTAAATCCTATTTTTGAAAAGTATACAAGACAAGCAACCAATGCTGAGTTATTAGCTTTAGCGGATTTACTTGGCTTCAAAGTAGTTTCTATATTTGGTTATACAGCTACAAATATGTACTTGCAAAAACAAGTAGAAACTATTGCTGACAGAATTAAACATAGAGCTGCCGATCTTTCATATATGAATACTGGATATATTTATAATCTTTGGGCAGAAAATTATCCAATGTACGTTTCTGCTACTAGTCCTTATTCTTATCAACTCTGTTCTGCAACTTTATTTGCTCAACCACCTCAGACATTAACAGTAACATCTTTAGATCCTGAGGGTGACAATCTTCTATATTATATAGGAAATACTCCTATCTATGGAACCCCCCAGCACACAGGATTACCTGCAACATCTCTTGATACTCCAGAATTTGCTTCTTTAGACCCAGTTGTTCTCTCAAATGGAAATCAAATCACGAGTATTTCACGCAATATTACATTTTCATATTTTCACAAAACTATGGAAAGCGTGGGAGAGTTTATGAACATATACACTCTTCAAGCATTGAAGAATGATACTGATCAAATATGCAAAGCTACCGAACATGTGTATCATGAACCTTGGTTAAAGTTTAATACAAATGGGAACAAAACTTTAACTATTGAAAATATAAATGATTATAATGGTCAATTCTGCGACACTACAAATAGTCTACTTATAGGAAATAATTTATTAGATGCGGCATATGCACAGTTTGGTACAGGTGATTATTTACCTTCAGGAGTTATTCCATCAGGCACAATCCCAGGTGTTAAAACATTTTCATATGTGATACCTTCAGGAATTCCATCGGGTATTGCTTCAGGTGTTCTTATAGCTTCTGGTGTTCCTTCAGGAGTATGTGGGTGGAATTTCTATTCATCACCCTCTGCCAGTGGAATTCATTTTGATGTTATGATTGGTGAAAGAAATAAATTTACAAGTTTTTCAGAACTATCAATTTTAAATAGCAGCAAACAGTGTGTGTATTATGCTTCATTTCCCCAAGTTAAGTGGGACCCAACAATGTATAATAATGTTAGGATACAAATTAAACTAGTTTAAAAACTAATAAATAGAAATAATAAAAGGTTTATAATACATGAGTACAAGTAATATTGGAAATCAAACAGTAACTTTTAGATACAAAAATGCTGCTACAGGTGCTGATTTTTCTAGAACATCTTATGCCGCAATTTCTCCCGGTATTTATGAAGGTGGTGCCTTATCCTTGCCTGGTGGTAATGTTTTAATGCTTGCTCCTTTTGTTGCCGTATTTAAATCAGACACGGATAAATCTAATCATGTATCTACAGCTAATCAAATAAATTTAAACACCGATACTGGATTAGGAGTTTGTACTTCGAGTGCCCCTTACATTACAATGTCTTATACTTATCAAGATGTTTTGGTAAACTATATAGACTTTGCATATAAAGCTACTCCTCTTGCTACTGATTTAGTTATTGGTAAAGCATTATTTACTGGTGCTAATATTACTGGAATTGATTATACAACAGCTTCGTTACCTCCTATCTTTTCTCCAATCGCTGCTACTACTTATTTAAGAAGTAATACAATTACCAAAACATGTAGTGCTCAAATGGGAGTATCTGGAACTAAAGCAAGTACTTTCGATGTTAATGGTGATGCTGGTAATCCTGCAGTAATGGGATTTAATAGAATTGGGTTATATGCAATAAATTTTGGACTAGACACTGATAACATTTTAAAAGTTGGTGGATGGTCATTAGGCAATAATAAATATAGAGTATTATTAACTGATGGAGACAATACAAATATAACTGTGGGAAATATTACATGTCCTACACTATTCACAGGGGGAGTGGCGAACAATGCCAAAGCATTAACAACTAGAATAGTAGGTTCTACTGATAATTTGGGGGTTGCCGTAGTTAATGACGCAACGGCAGGAGTAAAAAATATTATATATTGGGTCGAATCTGGGGCGGCAGGGTCACCAGACATAACAAAAACATGGACAATTAAAAAGCTAGATTGGGCAGCCGATGACCCGGCACATTTTAAATTAGTGGCACTTGATTTTAACTCACCAGAGGAACATCATATAACCTATTCAACAGGGTTCGTAGGCGTATGGAAAAAAGTGAGAAACTCCGACGGATCTGCAACAAACGCGGCTAATTCTGATCTTCTTGGAAGCGTCGCCATAACGTCGATTCCCTATTTTGGTCAGCCTCCCACCGTCGCAAAAACGGCCGCCATATATACTGGAGACGCCAACAATATTGTGGCGACAGGTGATTATCTATCTAATAATACTATGACCAACATTCCAAGTCCTTACGGCTTTCTGACTCATGTTTCTTGGAGCGATAGTCAATTTGCTATACAAAAGTTTTGTCTCTCGGTAAACGGCGTCGGTGAATGGAAACGAGTAAAATGGGCCAACGTTTGGGGGTCATGGATTGTGACTACTAACGCTGACGGATCTGTTCCGAATGCAACGAATGCAACGCAACTAGGCACAGTTCCTTCTGCGTCATTATTAGCTCCGACAGTTCATATTGTAACAGCAAGTAGAACATTAGGTGATACCTATACAAATTCACTAGCTTATCCCATTACAATTTATTGTTCCGCTCATTCTGCTATTAACGTAATTCTAGGGGGTGTGATAGCAGGATCAACTGTAAATCAGATAGAGTCAACTGTAGGTTCTGGGAATGCTTACGCCTCAATTACAATAATAATACCTTCTGGGGCAACTTATGCGATTGCATGTGGACCCTCTACCACATTAGACAAGTGGGTAGAAGTGTATTAAAAATTACATGAGTAGCGAGGAGAACTTTTTATGATAACCAATAGAAACCGTTGTCAAAGATTGATCCCAAGGCACTTTGTCTTTTGTATATTGATATTTGCTTTGATCAATTGTAGGTAATACGACATTATGATAACAATAATGATTAACGTCAACATACCAATTATCAAACAGAGTTGTTTTAATACCGATGGAATACGTGTCTCTAAAGGGAAGACCGTTTATTCGGTTACTGCTCCATTGACTCCAAGTTTCCCAGCCGCCGTACGGAGTAACTGTCAGCCATTTATAAGTAATATCCTCGGATACTTGGATTTTCATTCTGTATACGTTCATATTCGTGACTTGGCCGAAGCTCATGTCAAGCGTCTGCGCCTGTACTGCGCTGAAAGATCCAAGAACCAGGGTGAAAAGAATGATTGTTTTTTTCATGATTTGTACTCCTTAACTTGTTTACTATATAAATATACAAAAC